AATATGGATATTCATATGCAGCTATGACTTATACACTTTGGTACTGCAAAGAAATATTAAATAAGTCCTTGATTGAAAAGTATGGTGTAGCGTTAATTAAACATTATTACGATGAAGCAAAGAATTATTATTCACAACAAGAAAAATTAAAAGAGCAAATCAACAAATTGTCAGATGTGGAAGTTAAAACAAAAGTTGTTAAAAAAACTTCTATGAAGTCTAATAAAAAATCAGCATCTTTGATAGATTTGGGAAATTTGTTAGAAGGTGGTGATTCAAATTAATTTTAATCAACAGGTAGATAAAAAGGCTATTTTCTTATTATTTGGATGTTATTGTTTGAATCCAAGATATGTATTAGATGAAAAATATTCAACAAATACAAATGATTATCCTGAGAATTTTCATAAAATGATTTGGGGAGCAATCGTAAACATTGCAAAAAAAGGTAACGTTGAAAAGATTACACCTATTGATATTGAAAATGAGATTTCTCAATTTGATACGGCAATTTCACTTTGGAAGAATAATGATGGTTGGGGATATATTGAGTCAGCCATAGAAATGTCTTCTGATAAAATCATGAATGTTGGTAAATATTATGACGATGTTCGTAAGTATTCAATTATTAGAAATGCAGTAGAATCATTAAAAATGGATATAAGCTTTTTAT